GCATGACAAAGTCATCGGGCATTATCTGAACATAAAACACTATCAATAAGTTGGAGTCATTACCCGCCTTATCGACATACTTAATCAGCCAGGAGTCCCAAAAAATGGATCAAACACTTATGGCTATCCAGACTAAATTCACTATCGCCACTTTTATTGGCGATGAAAAGATGTTTCGTGAAGCCGTCGACGCTTATAAAAAATGGATATTAATGCTGAAACTGAGATCAAGCAAAAGCATTCACTAACCCCCTTTCCTGTTTTCCTAATCAGCCCGGCATTTCGCGGGCGATATTTTCACAGCTATTTCAGGAGTTCAGCCATGAACGCTTATTACATTCAGGATCGTCTTGAGGCTCAGAGCTGGGCGCGTCACTACCAGCAGATCGCCCGTGAAGAGAAAGAGGCAGAACTGGCAGACGATATGGAAAAAGGCCTGCCCCAGCACCTGTTTGAATCGCTATGCATCGATCATTTGCAACGCCACGGGGCCAGCAAAAAAGCCATTACCCGTGCGTTTGATGACGATGTTGAGTTTCAGGAGCGCATGGCAGAACACATCCGGTACATGGTTGAAACCATTGCTCACCATCAGGTTGATATTGATTCAGAGGTATAAAACGGATGAGTACAGCACTCGCAACGCTGGCAGGGAAGCTGGCTGAACGTGTCGGCATGGATTCTGTCGACCCACAGGAACTGATCACCACTCTTCGCCAGACGGCATTTAAAGGCGATGCCAGCGATGCGCAGTTCATCGCATTGTTGATCGTCGCCAACCAGTACGGCCTTAATCCGTGGACGAAAGAAATTTACGCCTTCCCTGACAAGCAGAACGGCATCGTTCCGGTGGTGGGCGTTGATGGCTGGTCCCGCATCATCAACGAAAACCAGCAGTTTGACGGCATGGACTTTGAACAGGACAACGAATCCTGCACATGCCGGATTTACCGCAAAGACCGCAATCATCCGATCTGCGTTACCGAGTGGATGGATGAATGCCGCCGCGAACCATTCAAAACCCGCGAAGGCAGAGAAATCACCGGACCGTGGCAGTCGCATCCCAAACGGATGTTACGGCATAAAGCCATGATTCAGTGTGCCCGTCTGGCCTTCGGATTTGCTGGTATCTATGACAAGGATGAAGCCGAGCGCATTGTCGAAAATACTGCATACACTGCAGAACGTCAGCCGGAACGCGACATCACTCCGGTTAACGATGAAACCATGCAGGAGATTAACACTCTGCTGATCGCCCTGGATAAAACATGGGATGACGACTTATTGCCGCTCTGTTCCCAGATATTTCGCCGCGACATTCGCGCATCGTCAGAACTGACACAGGCCGAAGCAGTGAAAGCTCTTGGATTCCTGAAACAGAAAGCCACTGAGCAGAAGGTGGCAGCATGACACCGGACATTATCCTGCAGCGTACCGGGATCGACGTGAGAGCTGTCGAACAGGGGGATGATGCATGGCACAAATTACGGCTCGGCGTCATCACCGCTTCAGAAGTTCACAACGTGATAGCAAAGCCCCGCTCAGGAAAAAAGTGGCCTGACATGAAAATGTCCTACTTCCACACCCTGCTGGCTGAGGTTTGCACCGGTGTGGCTCCGGAAGTTAATGCTAAGGCGCTGGCCTGGGGAAAACAGTACGAGAACGACGCCAGAACCCTGTTTGAATTCACTTCCGGCGTGAATGTTACTGAATCCCCGATCATCTATCGCGACGAAAGTATGCGCACCGCCTGCTCTCCCGATGGTTTATGCAGTGACGGCAACGGCCTTGAACTGAAATGCCCGTTTACCTCCCGGGATTTCATGAAGTTCCGGCTCGGTGGTTTCGAGGCCATAAAATCAGCTTACATGGCCCAGGTGCAGTACAGCATGTGGGTGACGCGAAAAGATGCCTGGTACTTTGCCAACTATGACCCGCGTATGAAGCGTGAAGGCCTGCATTATGTCGTGATTGAGCGGAATGAAAAGTACATGGCGAATTTTGACGAGATGGTGCCGGAGTTCATCGAAAAAATGGACGTGGCACTGGCTGAAATTGGTTTTGTATTTGGGGAGCAATGGCGATGAAGCATCCTCACGATAATATCCGGGTAGGCGCGATCACTTTCATCTACTCCGTTACAAAGCGAGGCTGGGTATTTCCCGGCCTTTCTGTTATCAGAAATCCACTGAAAGCACAGCGGCTGGCTGAGGCGATAAATAATAAACGGGGGCTGTATGACTGATTTCACCGGAAGCAATACTCCTGCCGAACATCGCGACAGCTGGCGCACACCACCAGAGATTTTTGCTGCGCTTAATGCAGAGTTCGTTTTTCAACTTGATGCTGCCGCCAGCGAAAAAAACCGACTATGTCGGCTTTTTATCTCACAGGAGCAGAACACATTAACCACTTCATGGCCTGAAGCAATGGGATATGCCTCTGGTTATGTCTGGTTGAATCCACCATACAGCAATATTTCCCCTTTTGTGAAAAAGGCAGCCACTGAAAACAAATTCAGTAGTGTGGGATGTGTAATGTTATTGCCTGCTGACACATCTGTCGGATGGTTTCATGAAGCGATACAAACCGCCAGTGAGGTCAGATTCATCACGGCAGGACGACTGGCATTTATTAACCCACTCACGGAGAAACCCGTCAGTGGAAATAATAAAGGCTCGATGCTCATTATCTGGCACCCATACCCCCGTACACACTGCCACTTTACGACCGTTGATCGTGGAGAGTTGATGGCGTTCGGCTCAAGGATTCTTGCCCGTCGGGAGGCTGCATGACAACCACGGAATGCATTTTTCTGGCAGCGGGCTTCATATTCTGTGTGCTTATGCTTGCCGATATGGGACTTGTTCAATGACACCTCAGCAGGAAAACGCCCTTCGCAGCATTGCCCGTCAGGCTAATTCTGAAATCAAAAAAGCCAGACAGCAGTTTCCGGATAAAAACGTCGATGACATTTGCCGTAGCGTACTGAAGAAGCACCGCGAAACGGTAACGCTGATGGGATTCACACCGACTCACTTAAGTCTGGCAATCGGTATGTTAAACGGCGTCTTTAAGGAACGGTGAACATGAAAAGCAAAATCATCAGGGAGCTACAGGCTCCTTTTTTATTATTCGCATTCACCCTCAAGCGTATTAACCAACAATTCAGGGATTAATGAAAGATGGCAGATATCATTGATTCAGCATCAGAAATTGAAGAATTACAGCGCAATACAGCAATAAAAATGCGTCGCCTGAACTACCAGACTGTATCCGCAACTCATTGTTGTGAGTGTGGCGATCCGATAGATGAACGAAGACGCCTGGCAGTTCAGGGTTGTCGGACTTGTGCAAGTTGCCAGGAGGATCTGGAGCTTATCAGTAAACAGAGAGGTTCGAAGTGAGCGAAATTAATTATCAGGCACTGCGTGAAAAGGCAGAGAAAGCAACTAAAGGAAGCTACATCGTAGGGCATACATCTGTTAACCAGCACGGCAATTTAACAGGAGTTTTTGTTTGCCAAAAATGGAAAGGAGAACCCGGTGGTGTGATTGCGGAATGTCATGTTAACTGCCTGGTTGAAACAGATGTTCAGGCTTATGCAAACGCTGAATTTATTGCTGCTTTTAATCCAAATGTTGCGCTGGCACTACTGGATGAACGGGAAAGAAACCAGCAATACATCAAACGCCGCGACCAGGAGAACGAGGAGATTGCGCTTACGGTTGGGAAGCTGCGCGTTGAGCTGGAAGCCGCAGAGAAGCGCAACGCAAAATTACAAAGCGAGAATGCATACATCCGCAACCGGTACAAAGAACTGGACCTGTTAATCGGGAAAAACATTCTGGTCATGCAGGCTGCCATTATCGAATGGCAATCGACTGGCGACGCTAAAAGCGGACTGGCATGGATTTATAACACACTGTTTGGCCCAGGCGAATTGCCGGACGAATCTGAGAAAGATGCTCAGGCCTACTTTAATCGCAAATATGCACCGATTGACGAAAAGCTTATGGCGCTTCACAAGTGGTTTTGGGAACAAAGTGAAGCCAAGCGCGCCGCTGGCATTCGCATCAAAGGAGAGTGAGATGGCGTTAACACACCGAGAACTCTGTCAGATTGCGTACAAGTTCCTTAAGCGCAACGGGTTCAAGGTTTGCTTTCATGACCGCTTTATAGCCGTAACCAGTACCGGAGAACAGCCAGATGCTATGGGATTCAGAAATTCAGCATCATGCCTGATAGAGGCGAAATGTTCTCGTGCTGACTTGTTGGCAGATAGAAAAAAGCGTTTTCGTAAAAATCCGTCTCTTGGAATGGGAGACTGGCGATTCTTTATTAGTGAGCCGGGAACTATTTCAATTGAGGATTTACCACCTGGCTGGGGATTACTTCACGTTGTTAACGGAAGAGTACGGAAAGTACATGGATGGCCCAAGGGGAATTGCTGTTGGGGTAACCCTGAGGATAAACCTTTTATTGGGAATAAGCAGGTTGAATGCGATTACATGTTGTCTGCCTTAAGGCGCATGGAGTTGAGAGGGCACCTTAATGAAATATATGACGGTGTAATTGTTAATAAGAAAGAAGGAAACGCGGCATGATCACTATTACCAAAGGGCGACTGCTGACAATCAAACAGTGGCGCGAAACATACGGACCTGGTAGCAACGTTGTACTGCCAGCAGAAGAAGCGGAAGAACTGGCACGAATTGCTCTGGCAGCGCTGGAAGCCGAGCCGATAGGTTTCCGTTGCAGGCGCAATGATAACCTTGGTGATTGGAGTTACGTATATCATCGAGAGCCAGATGATTTTGAGCGCAAACATTTAGTGATAGAGGGCATTTACGCCGCCCCTCCAGCACCAGTAGTACCGGAAGAAAAACCAATGCCTAATCCTCTTAGCATGTACGCGGTTGATGCTGTTGCCGCTATTGCAGAGGTGAGAGGCTGGAACGCCTGCCGTGCCGCTATGCTTCAGTCCGGAAACTTTCGGGAAAACAAGAATTCGTCAACCAATAATTTTCGGGAAATCGCGGAAACGTCAACCAACTATCCGGTAATTCCTAGTGAGGTGTTGTCCGCAATCCTGAAGGTTGCCAAGATTCGTGCCGATGTCGATGATTTTGACGGTGACAGGCGAGGTATCGGTGATTGTCTGGATGAGGCTGAGCAAGAGCTTATCGTTACCATTAACAAATATGCCAGTCAGTTGGCAGCAGAACCTATAGCGCCTAATGACGTTCGAGAGCAGACAGCCATTCCACAAGTTCCGGTGACTCCGGATGGTTGGATAAGCTGTAGTGAGCGAATGCCGAATACCAAAACAGCCGTTCTTGTTGCCGTGGAGTTTGACAGGAAAGGTGACTGGCGAATGAAATGGGCTACTTACATCCCGGGGCATCCTGACGCTAATGATGGGTGGATAATTCCTGGTGCGTCGTGGAAACCGTCACACTGGATGCCGCTACCAGAGCCTCCACTTTGAAAGCGAAGCTTATACATATCTTTTACATCAGCAATCTATTGTTAATCTCCAATCAATGTTACGTTGTCATCTCACTCATGCTTTGGAGTTAGTGATATGTCTTGTCCAAAATGCGGTTCTGGAAATATTGCAAAAGAAAAAACAATGCGTGGATGGTCTGGTGATTATGTGTGCTGCGATTGCGGATACAACGACTCTAAAGACGCATTTGGAGAGCGTGGTAAAAACGAGTTTGTCAAAATTAATAAAGAACGCGAAGGCAACGAAAAAAGCTAATTTATTATTCATATATGAAAACAATGTAACCAATATTCGAATTGAAGAACTGAAAGAACACCAAGCCGCCTGATGGCGGTTTTTTCTTGCGTGTAATTGCGGAGACTTTGCGATGTACTTGACACTTCAGGAGTGGAACGCTCGCCAGCGACGCCCAAGAAGCCTTGAAACAGTTCGTCGATGGGTGCGCGAATGCAGGATATTCCCTCCTCCGGTTAAGGATGGCAGAGAGTATCTGTTCCACGAATCAGCGGTAAAGGTTGACTTAAATCGACCAGTAACAGGTAGCCTTTTGAAGAGGATCAGAAATGGGA